TAATTACCTATGTCATAATTCACAAATCATACAACAGTGGCTAAGACCACATAGAAAGAAAGGAGCATTTATTATGCCAGTATTATCAGGAAAAGCTTATTGGGCATCTATCTCAACACCTAACACAACTTATGAGCCTGTCTATCAGGTTGATCTTTCGTTGAACGAAAGTGAAGTTGAGAAGGCCAAGAAGCTAGGTCTTAAAATTAAATCCAAGGGTGATGACCGTGGTAACTTTGTAAGTATCAAGCGTAAGGTAAATCGTAAAGATGGTGGTGTTAATTCTGCACCAGCACTGAAGGATGGTCAGAAGCGTGATATGCACGGTACTCTTATTGGTAATGGTTCCGATGTTAACGTCCTGTTTAAAACCTATGAATGGGAATATGCAGGTAACAAAGGAATCGGTACAGATCTTCAAGCTGTACAGGTAGTAAATCTTGTGGCCTATGGTGGCAAGGATGATGCCGATGACTTTGATGTTGTTCCCGGCGGCTACAATGCAGAAGACGCTTCCTTCGATGACGATGACATTAACTTTGGTGTTTCGTCAGCAGCCTAAGTAACAACATCAATCGGGAGCAGAACATTTAGTTAATGTCTGTGGGCTGGCTTGTGTTAGCGGTGGGTACGCCAGCATCTTTTAAATAAACAGAAGGAGCATCTTTATGAGACATGAAGATTTTATGAAAGCTAAACAAGCTGAACTAAATGATCAGTGGATGCATACCAAAACTGTTCAAGCTAACAAGCAATCAGATGTGGATATGGTAGACCATCCACCACATTACAATGCTTCAGGTATAGAATGTATTGAAGCTATCGAAGCGGCTTGTGGTGATGGCTTTGAGTATTATCTTCAAGGAAACATAATTAAATATCTTTGGAGATATAGATATAAGAATGGTATGGAAGATCTACAGAAAGCACAGTGGTATTTAGCCAAGCTTATTAACGAACAAACCAGAAAGGAACTATCGTAATGAAAAAGATAGATACACTTATTGAAGACATATATAGTCTTCTTGAGAATGGTACAAACGTTTCGTCTGTGCAGAACAGAGATATTCTACATAACTTTGGTAGTGAAATGTCTTCGATTCTTCGCAAGGCATTATCAGAACCATCAACAGAAAAAAGAAAACCAAGACTGCGTATGTCACAGGTAGGTAAACCTAATCGCCAACTGTGGTATGATATGCAGGAAGATGTTGAAGCGGAAATGATCAACGGTCAAACTCGTATCAAGTTTCTATATGGAGATATCCTAGAAGCCCTGTTGATTGCATTGACAGAACTGGCTGGTCACACTGTGACAGAGAAACAAGAGGAAGTTGAGGTTGAAGGTATCAAGGGACACAAAGACTGTCGTATTGATGGTGTCCTTGTAGATATCAAGTCTGCTTCTCCATACGCCTTTAAGAAGTTTAAGGAAGGAACACTACATTCTGATGATCCTTTCGGATACATTGCTCAGATCAGTGGATATGCTGAAGCAGGTAACGACAACAAAGCTGCATTCTTTGCTATTGATAAATCATCTGCAGATCTTGCACTAATGGAAGTACAGCCTGTACATATGATCAATGCATCTGAACGTATTCGGAATGTTAAGAGCATGGTTTCTTCTTCAACACCACCTGAACGTTGTTACCAACCAGAGCCTGATGGCACATCTGGTAATATGAAGCTTGCTATTGGATGTGTGTTTTGTCCATACAAGTTTAAATGCTGGGACGATGCTAATGGTGGTACAGGCATTAGATCTTTTCAATACTCTAATGGTGTCCGTCACCTAGTACAGGTAGCAAAGACACCTAACGTTGAAGAGATTACTGATGCCGCATAAAAGAAGAAAGCGTGACATAGATCATAAGTACAGATCTAATTCAGAATATAATACTGCCACTGTGTTAATCAAACACAAGATTGATTTCAAGTATGAGACTGATCCAATCAGTTATGTATGGACTGAAGATAAAAAATACATTCCTGATTTTATCTTACCTAATGGTGTCATACTTGAAGTCAAGGGCAGGTTTATGTTGGAAGATAGAAAGAAACATCTGTTTATTCGTGACCAGTATGGTTCTGACTATGACATTAGATTTGTATTTGATAATCCTAATCGTAAACTATACAAAGGTGGTAAGATGACCTATGCCGATTGGTGTGAGAAGTATGACTTCAAATACTGTAAGCAAGGCGAAGGTATACCAATAGAATGGCTGAATGAAAAAAGAAGAAATAGTAATAGATGAAATAATCAATGAGGTTACAACGCCTGAGAAGACGTTGTTCCTCTGCGTTATACTACAAGCACTGCTTGATGCCACGAAACCTTCATACATGGGTGAACCAGATTCATCTGTGCTTGAAAGAGATCGGGCAGTTGCTTGGTTCTTTGCATCAGTCGGAGTAACTTCAGAAGACTTCACCGTAGTCTGTGACTATGCTGGCGTTGATCCTTCTTATATGCGTGACTTTGCTTTCAAGGTTCTTAAATCTGGTGAAGTAGAGTATGTTCGCAAAAGAATTAATGCAGTTTTAGGGCATTAGATTATTGCAACTGTGACCCTGTTGTGGTACACTTGAGTCTTATTCACTATTCAGAAAGGAAGCGACATATGAATAACCATTTACCTACAGACTATCAAAATTTTATAGCCCTATCACGTTATGCAAGGTGGAAAGAAGATGAACAAAGACGAGAAACATGGAATGAAACCGTATCAAGATATTTTGATTATATGGCTAGTCACTTGGCTAGGAATAATAATTACAAGCTATCTGACAGTTTAAGATCTGAACTAGAAGAAGCAGTATTAAACCAATCTATTATGCCAAGTATGCGTTCACTGATGACCAGCGGCCCTGCATTGGAACGTTGTCATGTAGGTGGATATAATTGTTCTTATGTACCAGTGGATAGTCCACGTGCATTTGACGAAACTATGTATATCCTTATGTGTGGTACAGGTGTCGGCTTCTCTGTGGAACGACACAACATTGAGAAACTTCCTGTAGTGAATGAGGAATTCCATACCACAGACACAGTAATTAAAGTAGGTGATAGTCGTCCGGGTTGGGCTAAGTCATTGAAAGAACTGATTGCTATGCTGTACACTGGTCAGATTCCTAAGTTCGATGTATCAGAAGTACGTCCTGCAGGTGCAAGGCTAAAGACTTTTGGTGGACGTGCATCTGGCCCACAACCGCTGATCGAATTGTTTAACTTCTGTATTGAGAAGTTTAAGGGTGCGGCAGGACGTAGGCTATATCCTATTGAATGCCATGACATCATGTGTAAGATTGGTGAAGTGGTAGTCGTTGGTGGTGTACGCCGTTCAGCTTTGATCAGCTTGTCTAATCTTAACGATGATCAGATGGCTCATGCTAAGTCAGGCCAGTGGTGGGAGAATGAAGGTCAACGTGCGTTGGCTAATAACTCTGTGGCCTACAAGCAGAAGCCAGAGATGGGTACATTCATGCGTGAATGGTTGTCACTGTACGACAGTAAGTCAGGTGAACGTGGCATCTTCAACCGTGAATCATCCAAGAAGCAAGCAGCTAAGAATGGTAGACGTGACGCTGATCAGGACTTTGGTTGTAACCCATGTTCTGAAATCATCCTACGTCCTTATCAGTTCTGTAATCTGTCAGAGGTTGTAGCACGTGAGACTGATACTCTTCTATCATTGAAAGAAAAGGTACGTCTTGCAACTATCCTTGGCACATTCCAAGCTACGCTGACTAACTTCAAGTATCTCCGTAAGATCTGGAAGCAGAACACGGAAGAAGAACGTCTACTTGGCGTGTCTCTTACAGGCATCATGGACTGTGCAATACTTCATAAAGGTAAAGAAGTGGCTGACACGCTTGAGATGCTCCGTGTTACAGCTATTGAAGCTAACAAATCTATGGCACAACAGCTTGGCATTAGTCAATCAACTGCCATTACTTGTGTAAAGCCTAGTGGTACTGTGTCTCAGTTAGTAGATAGTGCATCAGGTATTCATGCACGTCACAATCCGTACTACATTCGTACTGTTCGTGGCGATAACAAAGACCCATTGACAGAGTTTATGAAGTCTCAAGGTATCATTAATGAACCAGACGTAACTAAACCAGATAGTACTACAGTGTTTAGCTTTCCAATGAAGTCACCTAAGAATGCAGTGACACGTACAGGTATGACTGCTATTGAACAGCTTGAACTGTGGCTATTATACCAGCGTCATTGGTGTGAACATAAACCATCAGTTACTATTTCTGTAAAGGAAAATGAATGGATGGAAGTAGGTGCTTGGGTATACAAACACTTCGATGAAGTATCTGGTATTAGCTTCTTACCATTCAGTGAACATACATATCAGCAAGCACCTTATCAGGATATCGATGCTGAAACGTATAAAGAACTGGTAGCTAAGATGCCTAAGAATGTGGACTGGTCTTTGCTTCCTGAGTTTGAAAAGGAAGACACCACATCAGGTGGACGTGAACTAGCCTGTACTGCAGGTGTATGTGAAATCGTGGATCTAAGTGCGGCATGATAAACATACAGCTTACAGATAGAGAAAAGGCCGTAGCAAAAGCCTGTGCAGTTCATAGACGTAATATGTTTAATGGACAGGATTCACCAAGCATAGTGGATAAGACACAGGATCAAGCCAAGATAGATTGGGAAGGATACATGACAGAACTTGCTGTATGTAAGTACCTAAATGTTTATCCAGAACTAATCTTTCTTGGTGGTGATTTCTCTATTGACCGTGGCACAGACCCCGGAGACATCATTTATAAAGGTGTATCCATAGATATTAAACACACAAGGTACAAGACAGGAAGATTAATATCATACAAAAAGAATCCAGCTATTGATCTTCTTGTTCTTGTTACTGGTGAATATGGAGCATACACAATCGTAGGTGGAATGGATGCAAAAGAGTTTTTCAAACCAGAAAGATATATCCTTCCACCTAAATTTATGAAGAGATGTTTTGTTGCAGAACAAAAAGAACTAGTTGACTTTGATAAAATACTTGTTGACATGGCGGCTTAATTGTAGTAAAATAGCCATGTCTTTGTTATGAAAGGAGTTTAATATGGAACTAGACGAATTACAAGAAGAGATCAAACTGACTGAAGAACGTTTGACAGAACTTCGTAAGGAATATCGTGAACGCCGTACATCTGGTCTTCGTGATGCTATTGCTGCACGTAATGAAGCAGATGCAGCTATTCGTGATGAACTGAAAGCGTTAGGTTATAGGAACACAAGTTCTCTTGCACCTTTCTGGATTCGGTAAAATGAAACGTCCAGTAATTTATATTGGCTTTGATGGCAGGGAAAGCGAAGCATATGAGGTCTTGCATGATTCGATACGTGAATACAATAAGGAATATGATATTGTACCACTTAAACAACAGGCTCTTCGTAGAGCAAATCTTTATCGCAGGTCTGCTAGGCTTGATAGTATTGATGGAAAACGTGTGATGGTTGATGTCTTCGATGGAAGACCTTTCAGCACAGAGTTTACATTCACACGTTTTCTTATCCCTGCCTTAAACCAATATGAAGGTTTGGCATTGTTCATGGATTCAGATATGCTTGTACGTACAAACATAAATGAATTGTTTGAAGAGTATGGTAATAGAGACTATGCTATTCAATGCGTAAAGCATAACTACAATCCATCAGCAACTGTTAAAATGGACGGACAAATACAACAACAATATAATAGAAAGAACTGGTCCAGCCTTGTGTTGTGGAACTGTGGTCACGAAGGAAACTTACGACTTACAGTTGATGATGTAAATACAAAGTCTGGATCTTGGTTACATGGTTTCTCTTGGTTAGAAGACGAAGAGATCGGTGGCATACATGAGGAATGGAACTGGCTTGATGGTTGGTCAAGTGAATCTATATCTCCAAAGAATGTACACTTTACTACTGGCGGTCCTTGGTTTAAAGAATGGGAACCAAAACGCCAGATAGATGCAGAGTATGCAGGTGACTGGCACGTAAGAGCCAATAAGATTTTTTACGATAATGCAATAGGAGATGTAATATAATGTATGTTTTTGTAACATCGTTCAGTGAACAAGGCTACCATGAGTATGCCAAGAAAATGCTTGAAAGTGTTATGGATAAATGGAATCCAAAACATTTTAAACTAATCGCATACTACCATGACTTTAACATTAAGGATGTAGAACATCCTGTTTGTAATACAATTGAGTATCGTAATCTAAATGATGTTGAAGAAATGCTTGAGTATCGTGAACGTATGAAGCTTCACGATGGTACTGAAGGTGGTAATATGCCATATAACTGGCGGCTTGATGCTATCAAATGGTGTCACAAAGTATATGCCATGACCGATCTAGCTTTTGAAATGATGGAAGATGTCTATGACGAAAGCAACTGGATGATCTGGTTGGATGCAGACACAGTAACCACAAGGAGATTGGATGTTGAAAAGTTTAAGCAATGGTTACCAGACAAAGCAGATCTTGTCCACCTTGGTAGAATGGATGTTGACTATAGCGAAACAAGTTTTATGGGCTTTAACCTTAGTTCTCATAACACTTGTAGCTTACTTGCTGACCTTCGTGGCTGTTACACTATAGGTGAGGTTGTTGCTTATCGTGAATGGCATGACGGATTTATCTTTGAACGTTTGTTAAATATTTACAAAGCACATGGTATGGTAACAAACAATCTGTCACAAGGAGTAAAAGGTCTGGCAGCATTTGCTCAGTCTCCATTGGCAGAATACTTCGACCACTTCAAGGGTAATCTAAAGAAGAAACTTAGTGATACTCAGGTAGCACCTGATGTTAATGGGCCTAAAAGATACAAGCAATTGCTTGATATGATTGGGTTTTACAGACCAAGTACTATTGTAGAGACAGGTACTTGGAATGGTGGACGTGCTATTCAAATGGCTATGGCTGCATTCCAGTACACAGACAGTGTACATTATGTAGGCTTTGATTTGTTTGAGGAAGCTACACCTGAACTAGACCATATAGAATTAAACTCTAAACCACACAATACACTAGCCGCTGTTACTAAACGACTGGAAGAGTTCGGTGGTAAAATGTTTGAAAAAGGAAAAGAGTTTACATTTGAACTATATAAAGGAGACACCAAACAAACTCTTAAAGATTGTGAATCAGTTAAGGGTGCAGACTTTGCATACATTGATGGCGGTCATTCATATGAAACAGTTAAGGCTGACTTTGAAAACCTAAAACATATTCCTGTTCTTGTCTTTGATGATTACTTTTCTAAAGACAAAGAAGGACGTATGCCTGAGAATGATGGCGTTAATCAGTTAATGAAAGAGGTTAAGGCATATGCTAAAATAGTTCTTCCTAGCAGTGACATGGTAAAGGATGGTGGTGTTACACACCTATGCTTTGTTGCTATGAAAGAAGGACTACCTAAACTACCTGATGAATTAACACGTGTACCTATTGTTGTTACACCTAAAGATTCACGGCCTAAAGAAGAGATCATTAATAATGTAAAAGAAAATAAAAAGCTTATTAAAGATTTCGACTGGATTAAAACTAGTAAGATCAATAATGAAACTGCTATTATTATCTCTGGCGGTGATAGTGTTAACTGGAAATTGGTTAAGAAGACAATCAAGCAAACTAAAGGTAAAGTGTTCTGCGTTAAGCATAGCTATCCTAAGTTACTTGAGAATGGCATCCAACCATTTGCCTGTGTTATCCTAGATCCACGTCCTATTGATGGAACAAGTACACATGGTGTAGTACGTAAAGATTTGTTTAAGACAGTGGACGATAAGACTATCATGCTTGTTGCTTCTATGACTGACCCATCTGTTACTAAATACTTGCTTGAACAAGGTGCTAATATAAAAGGATGGCAAGCTTATTCAGATGCACTACGTGACATGAATGTAAAGGATAAGATTGTAGTAGACAAGTCTACAGGTATAGAAGAAGGCTCTACACTTATCACTGGTGGTACTTGTGCGGCTATGCGTACCATTGCCATTGCACATACACTAGGCTTTAGAAACTTTGAACTGTTTGGTTTTGATTGTTCTGTTCCAACTATGACAGAGGAAATGAAAAAGGAAAAGACTGACACAGAAAAAACTAAGCCTAAGTATATGCAGGTAGAAACAGGTGGTCATAAGTTCTGGACTACAGGTGAACTACTTGCTATGGCACAAGACTGTGAGAAGCTGTTTGATAATGTAGACATGGACATGGGTATTAACTTCCATGGTGAAGGAACTCTAGCTGCAGCAGTTTGGAAGCAATCTAAACGTGGTCAGGAAAAATACTACACAGAGTTATTGAATGACGCAGCTTAAAGAAAAGCAAGAGAAGTTCTGTCAAAACTATATCCTGCATAACAATGCTACAAGGGCGGCAAAGGATGCAGGATATAGTGAAGCTTCTGCACACAATCAAGGATATAGACTACTACAGGAAACTGCAATTCTTGAACGTATCGAAGAGTTACGAAGTCAGATTGTTACTGATGTAGATGTTATATCTGAGATAGAAAAGCAGTATGAAGTTGCTCGTAATGCAGGTAACGGAACTACTGCACTAAAAGCCCTTGAACTTCTTTCTCGTGTAAGGGGAAATAATTCTGAGACAGAAGATGTCTCTTCTGAATCTCTTGAAAAAGAGATCATTGATTCCATGAAAATAATTGGATTTGAAAAAGTATTTGAACTTGCTGCCCAAGCTTTCCCAGATCAGTTTGCAGATGAAGACGAAGAAGAATATGAGGATGACGAAGAGTTACTTCTTACCGAAGAACTTACTAGCACTACGGACACCGAAGCTGGCAGCAACGATGACACCTAAAGTATACTGATACCATTCAGGCATACCCATAAGAGCAGCAAATCCAGCATCTACGACTTCCCTTCCCCAGTCACCACAGAATGCTAGTATAAGCGGTACTGAAAATATAATTGTTAACCATTCATCTTTCCAACTAGATGCAGATGCATCAGCCATCTTGAGATCCCAATCAATCTCACCAGTGGCTTTCTTCTGCATGATAGTAGCTTCAGCTTTTGCTTGTGCTACCTTTGCCTCTGTATTGGCCTTGCTTTTTTCTACAGAACCTTTTAACCAAGTACCTGCTAAATCTGCAATCGGGCCTATCAGAAGGTTTAACATAAGCTTCTCCTGTTACTTGTAATACTTGTCCAAACATTAGCTAGTTGGTATTTCATTCTTAATTAATATGCCCTGCCACGTTGCAGATATAGGATTGTTATTACTTCCTACACTAATACCACGAACTTCAATGTCAGTTTTTTCTGGTATCCTTAAAGGGTATTCAAACTTAAAAATATAAGTATTAGATTGTAATACAACTCTTGTTTGTTCACGAAATACATTTGTTCCAAAGTCACGTTGTATAAACCTAACCTGACAGTATGAGTTTGCTAATGAAATAGCAGCAGTAAAGTTAATATCATCTAAGTAAAGAGTATATCCTGCAGGTACTGTATATACAGCCATTTCTGTTTGTCCTGCCCCTAAAAGAATAGAAGCATAGACAGTACCAGTAGGTACACCTGCAGTTGCTCCTGTATTGGCAAGATAAATAGTTCCTGCTGCTCCCCCACCTGAACCAGCTAGAGTAATATACATACGGTACACACGTAACCAAGATGTTTGAGTAATCTTTTGCGTCTGTCCTGTAAGAGTAATGTCTTCTTCTACCTCATTATAATTAGCATCAAGACCTATAATCTTTACAGAGTTAGCACCTGTTCCACCATTAGTATCTGCTGTGCTACTAGAACTTACATACAATTGAGCAGCACTAACAGGATAAGAATAGATACCACCTTGTGACCAAATAGTTTCTTCTGTTCCATTAATATCTGGATTATATCCAAACTTATATATTGATTGGTGAAAAGGTATCTGTTCCCTAGAAACTTGTAGTTCCCAAGGTTCATGCTTACCAGTACGTGTCATTGAACTAGGCGTACCCATTTAACCACCTTTCTTCTTCGTCATTATAAGGCCACATTAGTACAACCTATTATGACTGCACTTGATGCGTCCACCTTTTTTTAACATAGCTGCTCCTTTAGCAGCATCTGCCTTATTAGCATCTCTACGAAGTTTATGCTTAGTTGCTCTATTTTTTGGACCCATTCTTTCGTTGTGAAGTTCACGTGCTTTTTTTTCTGCTTGACCTTCTTTAGTCCTACGATATCTTTTAGCATCTAATCCAAATAAATTTGTCATTTTATTTTTCCTTTTTAGTACAATCTATTATGGCTACATTTAATTCGACCACCTTTTTTAAATCCAATTTGTGAAGCTATGCTTTCACCATTATCCTTTTGTTTAGGTGCAGCAGGTCCTAGATATTCTCTAGTACCATTAGCATATATCTTATACACTTTACCTTTTATAGTTTTTAAAGTATATCCTTTTTCTTTAGACATTAAAATTCCCCTGTTTTCATAGCGTCAGAAAGTTTCTTAGCCCTGCCGCCTACTTGTCTTGCCCATCTTGAATCCATCATTTCTAAACCTGCAGCTTCAAAATTTTCTTCATGTACTGCATTCCACATCTTCTTAAATTTACAAAGACGAGGAACGCCCATGTTAAATGCCATATCCATTAGCACTAGCTGACGTACACTATCTAACTCTTCTACACAAGGATGTACACGGCACAGTTCATTTTCTACAATCGCAATATCATTCATTGCTAGATAACGTGCATCAGCTTCTGATATACCGTGTTCATATATAACATCCATGTTTGGTATATCCATATAGTCTAATTCTTCTTTGCTTATTCCACGATCTTTTAGGTTACGACCAATACCAATTGTATCAATACCAAGGGTATCTTGATACACAGTAAGTACCATACCTTCATGCTCTATTAGCTTATCTAAAAAGTGTGAACGGTTGTACTTCATATATCCATAGCCCCTACAATTCCACACTTATAATTTACTGATGCCCAATGACCATCTTGTGGAATCTCTTCGTATATTTCTTTGTAACGTAAGCATTCATTTTCTTTATCAAACCATTGTACTGTTTGATTAAAACACTGACCGTTAGATGCACAAACAGTTAATACTAATGACCAAATAATTACATTCATTTTCTTGTCTCTGAAATATAATGGTTAGACTGATGTGGATGTTTGCCTTCGTGGTTCATCCACACGGCAAAGGCTCCTGTCATTGCGCCAGTTACTACAGATACTAAACCAGCCTGTGCTGCAGTAGGATCTGGTAAGGTCATAAACCATTCTACTACACGCCAACTCATAAGCGTCATTACGAACATCATAAATCTTGGTAATATCTTCCATTCCAACACCGCTGCGGCTGACATACTACATACTCACTGGTTTAAAAATATCCAAACCACGTAAACGTGTACGGCGTTTTCTAGAACTACCCGGCATAGTATATGAACTAGTTGCTGCATCATACTTAGCACCGATTGGGCTAGGTGTTACACCATACAACTGTGCAAGATATGCATCAATTTTTGTTGGGTCATACAAATCAATAGTAGCAGAACCTACACCTTTACTATAGTAATCTGCAGGAGACACAGACACACCAGTTATAGGGTCAGTTGCAGATACTGTTGGAGTAATGCCAAATTTCTTTTCTTCATCACGACCTTTACCATCATCAAAAGGAGACTGTCTAGCATAACCAGTATATACACCCCATAAATCTTCTTCAGTCATCTCTTCTGGTTTTTTACCAAAAATAGATTTTAATATACTTATTAAAGGACTATCTGGTAATAAGCTATCGTGATAAAATCCTTTTACTTTTCCTGTTTTAGGGTCTATATCATAATTATAAACTTCTCTTGCTGTAGGCGTACCAAGTTTATCATATATCGTTTTCATCCAACCGGGCATATTAGCATATTGCTCACGTGTAATACCAGAAACTTTACGGTTTTGCCCTTCCAAACCTAATGCATAACTTGTATCATTATATCCAGAATATCCTTTAGAACGCATGGCTGCAGCATAAGCATCAATTGCAGCTTTATTAGCAGGGTCTTGACCATATTTACCTGTTCTAGTTCCTAATCCTGTAGCTGGGTCATATCCGGGAGATTCTTTACTACCTGCACCTGCAGTATCTGGGTCATCTGTTTCAGCATCAATACCAGTGTCAGCGTCATAACTAAATCCACTGCCATCACCACCTTTACTGCCGCCACCGCCAGATACACTACTTCCTTTATCAGTACCACCGCCTAATTCGCCACGGTCTTCAGGGCCGGAAAAGCCACCTTTATTACCACCACCAGATGTAGCACTTCCTACACCACCCTTACCCATTGCTCCTGTAGGTGGAAATGCAGGAATACCCATAGGGCCAAGGATGCCAGCACCACCTAATGCTTTTAGAGTTTCACCTTCTTTAGGTGTAATCCAAGCAAGCATATGCTTCTGACCTTTGATGTCTAGTTCACGAGGTACGTTCTTTACAATACCTGCTAGTCCTTTTGTGTCTGATTTTTTCTTAGCCATAGGTTGTCCACCTTCCTTTAGTTCTTTACTTCTTTTATCAGCAGCTTCTAGTGCCTCTTCCTTTGTTTTGTGTATACTTGTAACTTTTATTTTTCCTGCTTTTAACATATCAACTATGTCATTCTCACTGTACTCTATTCCATTATGTATACTAGGAACATTAATCCAATTGTCACCTATAGGAATTGTAATAGATAGTTCTGAAACTTCTTTACCTTTTGGTGTAAGATAAACATCTCTACCTGCTGTAGATTTTTTACCAGTTTTCTTCCCTACTTTCAAATCTTCAGGCATATTAATTATCTTCTTCTCTTACGTTACGAATTTTTCTAAGAGGCAGTCCTTCATATTGTCTTGCTATTTGTTCAAGACCATAGATAACATTATCTGGTATGCGCTTATCTCTTAGTAATTTAATAAGCTGTTTATCATTAATACGATCAGGTGTAAAGTAACCTACTGTTCCCTTACGTGAATTACTTGTCAAAGCATTAATATAATTTTGTGCTGGCTTATACATTTTATCAGAAGTTACTGCATCATGCAAACCATCAATACCAAACTTTTTAATTGTTACTGTTCCATCTTTTGGATTACGAACTTGATACTGCATTTCCATAAATACCATGGCCTTGTCTGTAAGCCGTGCCATAGCTTCATACTTTTCGTCCTGAAGCTTTCTATATTCATTATATAAATCTTGAACATCGCTTTCAGTCATCTGCTCTACAGGTATTTCATTTAAGTATTTTTTAAATTTAGCCTGTGTCTCATTAACTTTCTTTGAATCTTCGTACATAGAATAACCTACAGCCTTAGTAATATCTACAGTATTATTACGAACACCAGTCAGATTAAATCCTAGTTGTTCATTTTTACTTACAGGAAATCCTGTTTTTGTACGACCAATAGCTTTTTCAGTACCTAGCTGTTCTTCTAAAAAGTTTTCTGATGCCCTTGCGTCTAAATATCTTTTAATATTTTTAGCACCGCCGGGTATAAAAACTTTTCCTATTTCTGTAGGAAGTCTTTCAGCAAAGCTATCACCTTCTATTGTTCTTCCTTCTGCATCAACACCACGTGAAGCATTAAGAATAGCAGCAGTCAAAAACTTTTCTGATATGTATGGACTAAGACTTTCTTTAGCAATATCTAACATCACATCATCTAGTTCACGTTGAGTTACTTCTCCACCTGCAAGTAGCTTACCTGTGATAGCACGTAATGGACCTTTTAAAGATTGGGCTGAATCAATAAACCCACTGTCTACATACCGTGTCATAATATGACCAGTCTGTGGATCATATTCAAATCCTTTTGTAAATACCTTTTTAGAATTCTTAGCATAGTCAGGTGACATTAAATTAACGCCACGTTCTTCTACTGCTGATACTCCTTGTTTTTCATTATTAGTATTTATTATTGTTTCAAGACCAGCGGCAGTTCCTGCAGCAGCAGACAAACGTTTTAAACCCATAAGCGTCTGTGCTGTGTTACCTGTTGCTTGTCCTTCCATAATATCTTTAATACCATAACGAATAATATGATAATTAGAACGAAGTATTTCTGCAGGAAAAGTAGCATAAGTACCAAGAGGCATCTTACCTATAATACGAACAAGTGGGATAGCAGTTGAGTAAGACAACATAGTATTCCTAACACGTTCTGCAGCTATATCAAATATTTCGTCTTTAGTTTTATTTGGAAATACTTTTGTAAGTTGTTTAATTTCTGCATCAAGTGCCATAAGTTTAGACACGTCATCAGCACCACCGTATACTGCAGACGCACCTTTAACACCTTTGTCAAATGTTTCTTCCACAAACTGAAATGGTGTAGCAAACTTACTGTCTGCTTTTAGTTTATCGCCATATCTATCTACGTTTTTAAGAACAGTTTCAGACACAAGGTTTGAATCAATAACACCACGGTTCTTTGCTTTACGTAAAAATTCTATAGCTGCTGGATCATTATTTTTCTTAGCCCTACGAATTACAGTCGCTACATTCTTTTGTGCGCTTTTTAATATCTGCCTATCAAACGCATGACCATTCATCATAAGTTGTTGAATAGCACCATACACGTTAAGAGCATGAGCAGTATGGTCAAACACAGTTTCCATCGCCTGTGCTGTACCTAAAGTCTTTTGAGTAACTTTACCCAACCAGCTATTACCATAAGGATTATCAAAAAGATCTAAACCATTTTTAAATATCTCATGCATACTTTCAGTAGTTACATAATTATTTAAACCAATCTTTCCTGTCTGACCACCAAAAGATTGTACGTCAGAACCAAGATCTGCCATGCTTTTTCTTATGTCACGATTAGCTGAGTAAACACCTTTCTTTAAGAATGTAGTTTTTTCTTGTGGAAGAAAAGGAAACAATCCCTTGATAGTAACTTCTTTACCAAGGTTTTGTTCTGCATATTTTTTAACATCTTTAAGATATTCTGCTTCGGCAATAAGCTTGTTCTGATTACGAAGTGTTGTTTCAAATTTACGTGTAGGATCTTTTACTTCACCAAGCAAATCAAGAATAGGTTTATCAAGATCTTTTCTTGTTTTAAGAACTTTAATTTTTTGACCAGCAACTGTACCATTCATCATGTCTATGAATGCTTTTAGCTGACCACCTTTTTTACCTTGCTCTACGATGTTAGTTATGACAGCATTTACTTCTTCGTCATTTAGTCCTTTATTGTTCTTACGAATATATCGTTTAGCATTATCTACAATCTTAACAATCTCAGCATTGTGATCAGATAGATCAGGATCTAGTTCATCCTTCAAAGCTTTTTTAATTTCTGTTGACCACTTAGGATTAGTAAATGTTTCATAGCTACGTGTAATATAAGGCACATAGTCTTTGTCCATTTTAATACCAAGCGCACTGTCTTTGTCTATATCAAGGAGATCAAGAAGTTTTGTTTCATTAGCATCTACAGACTTACGTAGCTGAAGAAACTTATCAGCAACTTCTTTAGGCACAGTACCAGAACGAACAGCCTGTTGTATTTGACGTACAGACATTTCTGTTAGGTTATTAAAATCTTCTGGGCTTAGTTTGTCTTTGTTTTTTTCTATTACTTCTTTTAATTCTCTAACATATTTTTGTACTTCTATGTCTGCACCTTCTGCAAATCTTTGTTTGCGAAGATAAGAATTAAATAGTTCATCTGGTAGTCCAGCTTTACTGGTAAACAAACGACCAAGTTTTGTATTTACCTTACCCATTTTTTCAATAAGGCCAGTACGTTGTACGTATCCACCACTTGGTGTAGGAATTATCTTTGTTTTCTTTGCCTCTACCTTTGATGTGTTTTCAATAGGTGTGTCAACCTTATCTTTCTTTAGTGCTTTTACTTTAGAAAATAATTTACGACCACCAAACTTTAGTGCAAGAATTGCAGGTGCTGCCGCAGCAGTTATAATACCACCAGCAATAGCACTTTCAATTAATTGTTTCAGTTTCTTTTCCGCAAGTTCGTCATCAGGATCAATAGCAAGCGCACCAATATACTCTTCTGATTCTGGAACAAGTTGAATAAAATCATTTGTAATTTGTTCATCACGATCACGGACAAGCACATCAGCAAGAACACCATCAGTAGCAAGCTTACCAAACTTACCTAGTTTTGTTGTAGGTTGTGCTATACCTTTTGTTGCCGCACCTATTCCACGAGTTGCTATACCAAACTCAAGAATATCTGCAGCAACATCTTCGGCTGTACTTAATTTACTAGGAGATACTGTTTCTTTAGCAGCTTCAGAAATTGCACGACCTGCAGATGTTTCTTGAAGTTTATTATCTACATACTTTGTTGCTTCTGAAATAGCATTACGAAACTTCTTACCACCTTTACCAGCAGTAAGCAAATCAATATTAAGTTCTGTTAAATCAAGCGCAGCTTCTCCTAGACCAGCAGCAGCTTTGCTAATGATCTTACCCGGATCAAAAACTGTTTCTCTGTTTTTATATTCCTGAAGTTTTTTCTTATCTTCAGGACTTAGAGAAAAGAAACTTTCAGCCATTAATCTTCATATTCCTCTGAAATCATGGAAAGGATTCCACCGCTTTTCTTTATTTGTATTGTACTACCTTCAGGTACTTCGTTATTACTATCTGCATCATTACCACCAGTTCTAGACTGAATACGTTCTCTAATATTTTTTTGAAGATCTAAAGGATCTGTGTAGTTTTGAAGTTGTTCTTCAAGGAATCTAGCTCTACTAAGTGCTTCATCTGCTGATAAAGGTTTGCCTTCACTATTTACATATCTATTATTAACTTCATCATATCTAAAACCAAGTTGAGAATCTATCATATCTTGAATCTTTTTTGCTTCAGTTAAATCTATATTCTTAGTTTTCATTAGATCTGCAATAGAATCATAATACAACTCTGCTTCTTTTAACTTAGCTTCTTCTATACTAATACGACCTTCTGCCAACTGCTGTTCAATTTCATATTCAGCCGACACAAGGTCTGGTCTACGTTCACCTGCAAACTCACTTGCCTCTGCAAGCTGTGCGCCTACCCCTGCTCCCGGTGTGGCCTGTGCATAACCAAGTAAAAGATCTGAAATATAATTAATAGGACTACGCTGCTTTTCTAATTCTTCCATTTTCTTAGCAGCAGCTTCCTGTTGACGTTTAAATAATTCTTCTTTTTCTGTTGTAATATTTTTCTGTCCTTGTAATAAACTACCTAAAGCAGAAATAAAAGTTGCTTTACTTAAATCTTGACCTAGTGGAGATGCTTCACTGACACCAGTATCACCAATCATTCCTGCACCTTGTAGGTTTTTAATCTGACCAGATAATCCACCTTCTGATCTATAAGCAATAGAACCACCAGTATTAAAGAAACCAAATCCAGAAGGACCTGCAATCTTACCTACTGCACCAAGAATACCTGCAAGGTTCTGTGATGAAGATGGTTGAGCCATTGGCTGATACCTTGCTGTAGATTGGTAAGGATAACCATAAAGTGTAGACTGATATTGACCAAGTGTAGTATATGGATATTGTTGCTGTTGCTCAAACTCCTGACGAGCAATGTCCAAACCCGCCTGTGTCATGCCACGTTGTGCTTCACCAATACCAGACAAAGCAGTAAGTTCTGTAAGAGCCTGTTTAGGTGCAGCCTGACCCAAGGCAGCAAGGCCAGAAGCTGCAGCACGTTCACGTTCTTTCTGTGCTTCAAATGCACGAAGACCAGTTTCATAAGCAGCTTGCGAACCTTTAGTTTGAATATCACCAAGCTGTTGTTGTAAGTTACGTAGTTGTTCTGCTTCAAGAATGGCCTGACGTGACCCACCATAACCGCCAGCACCAACTGCTTTAGCACGTGCTTGTTGCATAGGAACCTGCGCTTGACGTACAGCCTCACGCTTTTCTACATCTACAACGGCTTGCTGGTATGGGGACATATACTGAGTAGCCATTTGTGGTGTAAACTGTTGTGTCTGTCCTAAAGTTAAAGCAGCAGACGGAGCAAAGTACTGTTGACCTGCACCAACCAAACCTGCAATGCCTTGCATAGCTGCCAGTTCGTCAGGGCTAAACCCTGCAATCTGTGGACCTGCATAGGTTTGGTAACCCAATCCTTTTTTCTGTTCATAAATTTCTTTTGCTTCTTTAAGAACATCTTTTAGACCAGATTTATAATCCTCTGGCACATCGTATTGTGGGTCTGCCATTATGTTAACTCCTTAATTATTTTGTCCCCATTAATCTGGTTCATTTGTTTTCCTGTTCCATTTGCTTTATGTCTAACATCCTGCATAAACTTATCTAGTTTTTCTGCACCTGCATCAGACGAACCATTACCAAGTTCGGACACAACATCTGCAGCAATTACATATTCATCACGGCTTAAACGAGCCTTTTTAATTTGTGGATCACCATCAACTTTAAATTCTATTTCATCTGACATTCCGTCACCTTTACCGTCAACCATTCCTTCAAAGTATTTACCTGCACTAGAAGGCTGTTTCCCGGCTGATAGAAGCGCAAGGAGGCCACCTTGGTTCATCATAGGCATCTGAGGCTGTTCCATTTGTTGTGGCTGTTGTGGAGCCATCTGCATAGATTGCTGCTGCATTAGCTGTTCTTCCATAGCCATTTCTTCTTCTTCCATGTCATCAGCGTTATAATCAGCAAGTTTATTACGACCAAAGTTTATAAGTTCCTGCATGGCTTGCTTACCAGATATATCTTGATTTAATAAACCTGCTATACCTTCAAAAGAATCTTGAAGATTAAACGCTTCTGGTAAACCAGTCTTAGGATTGATTGTAAGTTTACCCATACGCTGAAGTAAATTCATTTCTGGTTTTGACATATGTACAAGTTCAGAATCTCCTTGCCTACCTTTTAATGCAAGAAGACTAGAAATACCTGACATAGGTGCTTGTCTATTAATGTAATAAGCCATTATGCTGATACCTTATTTGGAGACATATAATTTGACTGTGCTTTAGTCATATCTGCCTGAAAATTACTACTCTTATTATACAATGAATTAAGGTTTAATGCCATACCTTGGACTGTTTTTGTTCCAAAATAGTCATTGGTTTGTACGACACCACTATTAATATTGGTAACATAGGTGCTGTTATTTATTAAATCAAAGTATTGTTGTCTGTTCATTAGTTAAAATCCACCCATCCAGTTCCGCTAACATAGCCTCTAAACTTACCTGCACTTGCAGCAAATACAATATCACCGTTAGCAGGTCTACCTATTGATGCTACAGTTACCACTGTTAATACTTTACTTGCAGGTTTATTATCTATCTGATTATCTCTTGTGTCTAATTCATAACCTAATAAATCTGCAAACTGTCTTATTTCCCTGTACAGTTCTTCTGAAGACATACCACTAGTCATTCTATAAACAGGAAGTTTAGGATAGTTAGCCATTATCTTTTACCGTCCGGCTGGATATTAGCACGAACCGCACCCCAACGCCAAGAACTATCTGAACTTGCAGACACAATAATCTTAGCCTGTCTTCCTCTACCACGTAAATCAATCTTCTTAGTAGATTGTTGTACAGTGTATGGTCCTTTTGTTATAATTGCACTATTAGGATATTCTTGGAACTGTAATGTTAATTCTATTGAACCGTTATTTGTAATAGTATAATCTGGAATAATTCTATCTACAAATAAAATTTCATTACCATCATCAATCTCAAACTCTGCAGATTCTAAGTATGATGGTAGTATCTTACCATCGCCTTTGTATTCGTCTTTAGGTTCATTGTTCCATACATATCTATCAGCAGTAGCAGACACACGACCAGTGGCTATTGTATTTTCATACACACTGTGGTCTGCATATGTTGAATAGAAGCTAGTACCAAATGCCCAATGGTTTTCTTTATAGTTATAGATAATATAGCTATCAGGTTCTGTTGCAAACTCAGAACAGTACAACCAAATAATTTCATTAAACTCAGAGTTAGTTCCTGCAAATACTTTATCTTTATTTACTTCATTAAAGCTTTCATATAGATACCTACGTACAGTACAATCCAAGTTTCTTACACGTCCGTCAAAAGCATAGAAGTTATTTTCACCCATCCAGTATGCAATGCCATCCACATCAACTGCAGCGTGTGGCGCAATTAGGCCACAATTAGTACCCACTTGCTGGAAGTTAAATATAAAAGGTGGACCAACAAACTGCTGTGTATACATAGCATTGTCAGTCCAAATGTTAATAGCATTACGTGAACGAATAGCACCACGTATTTCTGTACCACCTGTAAGGATTACTTCACCTGATGTAGAAGAAATAGAAGGTGTCCAGTTGTTAAAGTTTTCTTGGTCTGACCAACGAACCAACATTGGATTATAATCGCCAGTACCAAACTCATTAGAGCCAAAAGCAATAAGGTGTCTATCATTAGGTGACACACGAATATAATTGTTTACTGAAGGTGCTGCAGAAACAACAACTGCACGTTCTGGTGTAATAGAGGCATCTACATCCAAGTAGAATATCTTACCACCACGGCGACAGGCCACCATGTCTTCACCCCAATTATCCAATGACCATTGTGAGTTCTTAAATGTAATAGCACCTGTAGCAGCTGGACGGTTCCATGCTCTTGCACCAGTTGTACTTACACCTGCATTATATGTACCTGCACCATAACCAGTACCCTGAACAGGTACAGTATTTTCTACAGGAAGAATAAATTCTATGTCTGCAGTACCACCATCAGTTACTGCATTTATAGCAGAAGTTGTAGCAGAGATAGTAAAGTTATTAAGACCGCCTACGGCAACTACAGAATATTCACCAGATAGAAGTATGCCACTATTACCAATACTAGTTGCAGAAGTAATATAAATACGGTCATTGACAGACACCCCATGGTTTGTTATACTAATACTTACAAGAGGAGAATTTAATTGTGTATTCATTACACTTGTAAGTGTAGCTGCAGACACAAAAGGAGTACTATCATATAGTTGATTTGAATCTACTACATACAGAAACTTTTCTGTACCAAATGACATAAGCTTCTTAGTATCATTATCTGACCAAGTAATTAGGTCACGAGCAATACCAGTAAACGGAGTATCGTTTACAGCCTTTTCATAGCCACGAAGATTTTCAGGCTTTCCATCACGAAAGCGAACTCTGTTGCCATCATACCATTTGCCTTCTTCCGCATACTGTGTAGATTCTCTGTGAAACCCCGGTACGAACTCAAGTTTGGCAAGCTTTCCTGAAGTAGAAGCCATGTCTTACCTTGTAAAGTTTTGGATTGCTGCTGCGTCAATAAATGCAGTTGTTACCGTTACGGCTGCTGTTACTGTCGTAGCTACACTACGAACACTGTATACCAGCATATCAACTGCAGAAATAGATGTTGTAATTGTTGGAACTGTACCACTTACAAACTTAAAGTCATTTGCATATGATAGTGTTTTACCGCCTAATGTCTGTTCTTGGATAACATAAATAATACCTTGTTGTCCTACTTTAATATTATCTGGTTGACGTAGCGTACTATCTGCGCTAAGATACACAATAAAGTTATTACCTGCAGTCATGTCAACAGCAAAGATACTAGTATCAGAAACAGCAACAGTAACAAGAGGTGAATATGTTTGACCAGTAATAATATTTTCAGAAGCTATAGTATTAGTATAACCAGCACTTGTATTTACATAACGAATGTCTGTGGTAGACAAAGCCATCAGTGCAGGGTTTACTACTGAAGTATTAGAAATAAATGTACTTACACCAGTTGCAGTAACAGATGTTACAGGGTCAACCGTTGTGGTTTCAATTTCACCAATGCTTGTAATTACACTACGTGTTGCCGCACCCGCTGAACCACCGGGAATACCAAGACCTGCAGTATCAATACCACGTACATTAGTACCGTCAGTAGTAATAAGGAATGTGCTAGTTCCTGTTGTTGTGGTAGGAACTACAAAGCCTGTTGCAGTTGCACCAGTATTCATAATACGAACAGTACCAGTAGCAGAGGACTGTGTAATCTTATTATGAACTACGTATGTTTTGGAAACTGCAGGAAGGACAATGTTAGCGGCTGATGCACTAACTACGTAGCCTTGTAATTCAAGAGTTGCTGCACGTGCTTCATCTGCAGAACCGTTGTTAGTTGTTAGTGTATTATCATTTACAATCTGTGTGCCTGATGTGCCAATAGTTACATAAGCACCAACAGCGTCATCAAGCAAGTCAATGACGTTCTGGTTTAGGATGTCACCCCATGAGTTGGGATTTTCACCGTCTGCCTGTTTTTCTATTCGTATTCTGGTGGTATAACTTGAAGGCATATCTTAGTTCCTATTCTTAAACTGTTGCTACTATTATATACTAATTACGTCTGTCAGACAATATACGGTCTAATTTATCTTCTACACGGTGCAAGGCTTCCATAACCCTATCCATATCTTCCTTTAGTTCACCACGTGTTGCATAGTCTTCTCTTGTTCTGTTAAGAAGAATCTCAAGACGCTTTACTTCTTTGGTAGTATTATTAGCCCACCAACCAAAAGCACTGGCAATTACCATTAAAAGAATATCTATAAGGTTATTCATTTCCATTAAAAGTCCTCTAGTTCAGGCCAGTTATTAATAGGTGCAGCTTTTTCACCTTCTGCCACTTCCATCAAAGCTTTTAGTTCGTCAATACTTATTGTCTTATCAATGAGTTGTTCTATTTCATTTGATTTAGCACGTACTGCTCTACGATAGTTTTTAATATTAGTAGGACAATTTGTACCTTCTTCTACTTCACGTGTGACATACCAATCAGTAGAACTAAGAAGACTACCTGCAGTTTGTTTTGTTTTGGCAATTTCACCAGCTTTAAGTTCTGCCAAGTCACGTGGAATAAGATTACCATCCAAGTCTCTACCAAAGTAAAAACGTCCATCGTGTGGTGCAGGTGGTTCTTCCCACACTAAACCTTTAGATGCTTTAGTTTCAGCAGACCAACGCACCCATGAAGAAGGATGCTGGATACCATAGTCATCCTGCCATGCTCTTCCTTCTTTAATAATTCTTGCTTTATATTTCCAAGGCATATTTATATTCTCCTATCGTGCATTGGCGTATTTAAAAGGTTGTTCGGCAAAGGCGATGTAAATGTAACTGCCGCCTGATGCGTTAGTTTCACCATAAGTAGCATTACGAACCTTAAAGCCATTGCTTAAAAAATCTACATGAAGCAAGTTTGATGTGTATTCAGCATTATTTAAATTAGGCCATAATACATATTGCATCTGATTGTATGTGTCCCTTTTATCATCGTAAAGAACCCATCCTGCCGTGCTATCTGTTCTTTTTATTATAACAAACGCTGGCCTAAACCCTGTGTAATTAAAGGGGCCATTTGTAGAATTGTTGCCGACATATTTGCCGACCCTGCTGTAGCCATCAACACTGTGGAAACACCACATAATATGATTTGACCCACTTTCATTTATCCTGTCTTGTGTCTCAAGATAAATCAAACTATTATCAGGTGCCTGTTGCTGATAAACGTCATTGCTTCTTTCTGCATTTGTCAGGTTCAGGAAGATGTCTTTTGTGTAGCCAATGTCTTTATGGTAAACCAGCCAGTCTCTTGCGTTGGTGCGGTTGCGGCAGATAAACATCTCCGGCGCACTAGATAAGCCATGAGCCACTGTTCCATTAGAACCTGTGCCAGCATAGCCAAGAATACTAAACCCAGAAGTTGTATTAGTAGACAAACCTGTTAATGGAATAGTACCATCACTAATAGGTGATGCAGCTATTGAGGCATAGCCTGTACCATCTATATTAAATGTATTAGCTTTACCACCTGCTTTCCAAGTCCAAGCTACCATTTTATCATTTAAACCATTTGTTACATTAGCAGTCCCAACTGTAAATCCATCATAGTCAAATGATGAAAAATACGTTGATGTGCTATCAAGTTCAACGTCAGTGTTATTAGAAGACAAAACCTTACCAGCACCTCTAACGCTATCTCCAAGCATATGCGATGCAACATCAGTTCGGTTCTTCCACCATACAAAATCAGGACCAGTTATACCTTCTACTGGAATATTGTCATTTACCAAAGCAAGGTAGCCAGTAGGTGGTGTATCATAAAATTTTCCATAGCCATTACCGTCTGCTGCTCCTGCACTACCACTTGTTTTAAAACCTGAAAATGTATCGTCTTGTCCAAAGTTAGCTATGTGAAAACAGTTTGATTCAGATGCTATAGCAAATCTGAATGGGCCTTGTATTCCACTAAAAGCAGGAATACCAGAGTTTTGAACTGTTCCATTTTTACTAAAAGATATGTTTCCATTATCTGCATCAATTAAAACACCAATTACATCACCAGAACCATCTGCGGCAGTTGTATAGCTATCTCCATAAGTTGTATACGTTGCGTTATTTACTTTACGTCCATCAACATAATATCCATAAGTGTAACTATCTTGCCCCATATATCTATTTGTACTAGGAATTGTTCTACCAGCAATAACACCTACACCACTGTTACCTGCATCTAATAAAAACTCCGCATACCATTTACCACTAGTCATTTCAAAAGTTGAATATGCTTGAGCAAAAGAAGTGCTTGTTCTTTCTGCTTTTAAGTTACCTTCTGATAAAGTAAGTGTTGTTCCAGAAGGTCTGTTAGGGTCAAATGTAGCAAAGTTTTGTGTAGGACTATCACCCATCTGGTCAGTTGTTGCTACGTTAGTTGCACTAAAGTTGTTAGCATTACCTGAACTATCTGTACCCAATGCAGTAGCAGTTGAGTTGTCAGAAAAGTCAAGATAGAAACCATTAGTACCAAATGTTAAACCTGATACAGCTTTTGGAATCCAATAACCATTAGAACCGTATTGACCAAAATATGTTGGGTCTAAAGCAGTACCATCAATAAAATACATTTCTGCCATATAGCCATCCCAATAGGATGCATATCTCTGTGCTCCAATTTTGTGAACTACTGTATTATTAATATTTGTATCTAAATTTAAAGATGGGTTTGTTCTAGATGCAAAAGATGTTTCCTCAACACCATCAATATAAATTTTTATTCTATCATCAGCCGTGGCGTTTGTAGTATCTACAGCAACTAAGATATGATACCATGTTGAAGAACTTTTTAATGTTCTATTGGTAGTAAGTTGCGAATCACTGCCTCCACCATTTTCAAGTACAACCTGCAACTTGCCAGTATTATCAAGTCTGATTACCGTATCTGGCGCACTTGTTCCTGCATTAAAAATAGGAGGATAATTTGTAGCTGCTGGATTTGGTTTTATCCAAGTAGAAAGTGTAAATGTTTTACGATTACCAGCAGATGCAGGTGTGCGGCTTAAATAAGCACTATCATCATCATTAAATCTAATACTATTAGCAACAGTAGTAACATCTATAGGATGCTGTGCGCCACCTGAACCAATGTGTTGTGTTGCTCCAGTACCTGTATATAGGATAGTTTCAAAGTAATTGTCAGACTGTTGGCCTGAAGCTAGTTGAGGACCAATAGCTGGTGCTGGCAGGTTGGCTGAACACATCGCCAAGAAGCCGGATGGCACAGAATACTTAAAATCACCGTAGCCGTTGGCATCACTGTTGCCGCCAGCAGTTGTGTTTCCAGCAAACGTGCTATCCTGACCAGTGTTCAAAACAGCAGACCCATTGTAGTTCAAATAATGTGGTGATTTAAAATCATCTTCATAATCAGATGCAGTGTAGGTTGCTGATGGATTTGAATCATTTGCTGGGTCACCAGCACCAGCACCTATATTTATCCATTCTCCATTAATTGACCACCATAACTTGCCATTATCAAAATCAGCGGCACAACCAATTACATCGCCTGTTGTTGGTGCTGTTCCACCAGACCATAAAGTTGACCATGCGTATTGTGTTCCAAAGCTTGCCTGACCAAATGTTGAAATAAAACCATTTGAAGTACTAAAATCTCCAAAATTTGCTAGGTCTGTAGATTCGGTTCCAGCACCTGTAAAGGCTTCATATCTATTTGCCTTTGTCCAACCAACTTGCCAAGATGGATAGCCAGCATCAGTGATATAGAACTCAGTGTACCACTTGCCACCAAGCACAGACATATTGCCCATAACTTGACGGTAAATGCTTGAGCCGCCAGTTGCTTTCATATTGCCTTCAGAAAGCGTCATTGTCCCTTGCGCCGCACCTGTTGGCTGTAACACGTTCCAAGTAGCAAAGTTATTAGTCGGACTATCCGGCACTTGGTCACTAGTAGCAAAATTATTTACTGTTGTAAAATTATTTCCATTACCGCTAGAATCTGTACCTAATGCTGAAGCAGTAGAGTTATCAGAAAATGTTAAATAAAATCCATTATTACCATATGAAATTGATTGAGCAGAAATATCTTTAGGAACCCATATGCCGTTAATAAACTCACCAAAAGTGTTTGCATCATACATTGTGCCATCAACATAAACCATATCAGCAACATAAAAACTTCCATAATATGTTGAACTGTCTGGATTATGAAATATAAAGTTTTGACCACTAGCTTCGTTAATTTCCATATTGTAATTTAATGGAAGGTCATTCCCAGAACCACCAGAACGTGCTTGTGTATCAACACCATTTATATATATTTTATATCTTTCATAGACATAAGATTGAGTAGTATCTACAGCAACTACTATATGATACCAAGCACTTACATCTCTAAATATAATTCCACCACCTGCCGCAGATTGGGTGTTAAAGTTATAATCAACAAATCCAGAACGGTTATCACAAATATAAACATATAGGTAATCCCCACTAAAATATATATTTACAAAGTTAGACGCACCATTCCAGCTTGAAAAAATAGTGCCAGCATCACTTAACTCTGTGCGTTTAATCCAGCATGACATTGTGAATTTTTGTGCGCTACCAGCTACAGTATTTTGATACATACGTTGGCTTTTAGAATCATCAACACGTAAAGATTGGTTAATACTTGTAGGATATACTACAGTACCGCCACCACCTGCAGAGGTAGCACCAGATGAAAACCAAAATGGACTATTAGTCAAACTCATTTATATAACTCCTATGCGAAAGCTTTCGTAGCTGCGCCTAAATAAATAGTACCTGTAACTTCTACAAAATAAGGAACAACATCTACTGCATCTGCCGCAGTTGACAATGTAATACCTGAACCACCTGCTGTTTTATATTCAGAACCAAGTGAAAGCAATCTAGTTCCTGTTGCATCCTGTTTAAATACAAACACACCTGCCATGCCACCTACTTCTGTAGTAGGGTTATTAAGAGTTAAGTCTCCTGTAAGTGTCCAAACAAAACTATTATAAGTACTAAAGTCAGGTGTATTAGCACCAGTAAGAGATGCCGTATGTACAGCATTTACTATATTACCAGTTAATGTGCCGCCAGACAAGGGCAAATGATTAGCAATTGAAGTTGCCAGTGTACTAGATACTGTACCAATTACACTATTAATAGATGTAATGGCATTTGTATTCGTAGTAATATTTGTATTGCTATTGTCAATGCTTGTTGCCATCGTAGCTGACAGAGCAGTAATAACATTATTAATAGATGTTGTTACATTATTAATAGAAGTAATAGCATTAGTATTGGTAGTAATATTAGTGTTACTATTGTCAATAGACGTAGCCATTGTAGCTGACAAGGCGGCAATGGTAGCTGATGAAGGAACACCAGATACTGATATTACACGGCTTGCATTAATATTAATTCCTGAACCTGCAGTATAGACAAGAGCAGAACTAAACTGTATAAAGGTAATATTAGTTGTACCAAAAGTAATTGTACCTATTGTATTACATACATAAGCCTCACCTGCACCTGTATCACCTTCTTGAACATAGAAGTAAGAACCTTCGTCAAGACCACTATTAGTTCCCGGTGCGTAGTTATCTGCATCTGTTGCACGAGTAAGTACCCAATTAGTAGAACCAGAACCTACATCAGTAACTGTATACACACCATTTTGTGTAGCATCTGTTTGTTCATATACAAGCACACGGTCAGATGTATTAAGAGTTACACCGTCAATAACCAATGCTTCTTGAGTACCTGCATTAGTAAGTGTAGCACCTACACCTGCAGTACCATTATTATAAGTAGCATTAAGATTAATAGGTGATTCTACACGAACTGCATCATGGAAGTGAATAGCCGCAGCAGTTAAATTGTCTACATATTGCTTTGTTGCGGCTTCAAGGTTTGCAGAAGGATTACCCGGCAGTGTAATTGCACCAGTCATAGTACCACCTGCAAGTGGTAAATGATTACCAATAGATGTTGCTAGTGTAGCCGATAAAGCTTCTGTTATGCTTGTTGCATATGCTGATACTACTGCAAGTTGTGAAGTTGTTGCATATCCAGCACCACCAATAGCATTGTTAATAGATGTAATTGCTGCCGCATTAACTGAAGTAACTGCAGATACTGCCGCAATAACATTATTAATAGAAGTAATAGTTGGACCAACAAAGCTTGTAGCACTTACTGTACCGCTTACTTGAACACCATACGGAAAGTCTGCATCTTGTCCGTCTGTAAGGGTAAGCATAGAAAACGAACCAGTATTGGTTAAACGTATTTCATTACTTTGTATAAAAAGATTTCCAGTTCCACTGTCAGTAATTAAAGAATTAGAACCATTATGTTGAATAGTTAAATCTTTATCTGTACCAAAATGAAGAGCAGCATTATCTACAAAAGTTGCACTACCATCTACAATAAGATTATTATTTACATCAAGTGTAGTTACGCTTACTGTACCAAAAGACTGATTAGAATTTATAACAACTGTACCTGAACCAGTAATGCCTGTTACAGTTGTAGCATTTTCAAGAATGTGAATACCTGTACCTGCAGTTAAGGCAGTCATTGTACCTGCACCTGCAAGACCTGTAATGTTAGAACCATCACCATACAAATATGTAGCACTTACTACACTTGTTGAAATGTTGCCTGCAGTAAGTTTACCACCTACAGACGTAGCACCTGCAACTGTAAGAGTACCAGTACTATTAATATCGTTTGATACAGACAACTTACCATCAATATTAGCAGCACCTACAACATCAAGTGTACCACTTACTGATACATTGTTTTCTATTGTAAGTGAAGAACCACTAAATGTACCACCTACAAATGAATTAGCTGATACAGTATTGGCAACTGTTACATCTGTAATACGTCCATAGGCATCTACTGTAAATTGGCTTAACCCATAAGTACCTGCAGATACACTTGTTTGTGTCAGAGCAAATGTAGGATTACCTGCAGTACCATTAGCATTGGTAATAGTAACACCTGCAGTACCTGTTAGTGTACGACCATATTTACTATCACCTGATTCAACTACAATACCTGTAACAGATGTTGCACCTGCTGCGGCAGTATTAAGTTGCTCTGCAGTTGCTACAAGTTGTGTACCATTAATTTGAATTGTACCTGTCAGATTAATACCTGACTGTGAAATTTGCAGTGTAGAGTTACGTCCTGCACCATCCTGAATATAAACAAACTGACCTGACCCTAAACCATTACTGTTTGTATCAGATGTTTGTAAAAGATTCTTATACGAATCTGCTATGAGTTTTCCAGTTAAATCTGCCATTATATCAAATTCCAATACTTGAGGTTATTATTAAATGTAATGGTTACTGCAGTCCATGCACCGTTACGGTCTGTATTAGGGTCAGGACGTATATCACGAATAAATTCTTTTTCATCTATTCTTGGTGATTTGTTTTGTGGATGATTTTTTAAATCGTAACTATAATCATAATCGGTAGGACATACCATTAAACCATAACTATTTTTCTTTAGCTGGTTTAATTTATATCTGAATCCACAAGTATCACAAAGACCATATACATCTCTTCGTGTAGCCATTAAACAGTTACCTTTGGTTTAAAGAATATACTTACACGTTCTCTGTCTTCTTCCATTGCACGTCCAAGTCTTTCTTCATACTCTGTCTTAATCATTTGAATTCTATTCATATCAACATTAGGACGTTTGATAGACATTTGATATGCAAGACCTGCAGTTAAACACGGAAGAAACCTACGAGAAATATCTGCATTTTGAATAGCAGATTTATTTACATCTTCCATATAACGAACTAATTCTAATTTTATTTGATCAGTATTATTTTCTGGAATAGGCCACAAATGTACCACAGGGTTGCCACGTTCATGTCGTACCGCATATTGTGTTGTACGTCCTGTCTGTCCTTTATTAGGTATCTTTAGATATTCCTGCATAGAAATACGTTCAAGCTGAACATCTGTATCATTACGATTATGTACAGCTTCAAGCACATCAATAGTAGAAGAAGCAAGTGCAAAGGTAGTTACACTAGTTGCAAGCGTAACGGCAGAAGTATTGGCAGTCCATAGCATAACGCCACGGTTCTGCCAGTCTTGTAAGATAAGGTTAATAGAACGCCGTGCAGACTTAGGCTCGTGACCAAGAGTTTCTTCGCCACCTATCATCTCCATTGCTTCTTGAATAACTTCATCTATATCCATATTGAAGTTAAATGTACCTGAAGTAGCCATTAATACAACCTACTCTTTTTACTTTTCTTTAATCTTAGTTTAAGGTCTTTTAATCGGATCATAGGTTTTGCGCCATTCCTGTTGCCAGAAGTCCTCTTCAATCGTCTTTTCGATGGGGCTTTTATGATTTGCTGTCCAACACTTGCACGATTGATAGACATTCTTAATATAACCTATTATGTGAGCAGCCAATTTTCCCACCCTTTTTATAACTAACCTTACCACCTTTTTTCATAACACTTGGTGGAGTACTAGGATTGTTATTTCTAAATTGTTTATACTTACGTTTCTTTTCTTCATCTGTATCTTTTTTAATTTGTTTAACAGCCTTAGTAGAAGATAAACCTACTTGTTGTCCTGCTTTTTTATTCACTGTTTTTTTAGGTTTAGGACTTACTGATTCATCAGGCATTGATCTACCTTTGTCACGTTTTAAAATTTCTTTTTGTACAATAGGTTTAAATTTTTTAGCAAATTTATAATTTTCTATAAACTTTTCACCAAACTCTTTCATTTTAGGATTAGGAGAAACTGCAGATAAACTATGAAAAGCAGTTGCTTTATTTAATGTATTGTCAAAATTTTTACTCAGTTTTTTTAACTGACTATCTGACAAATTTTTAATTGCACGTACTGGCGATTTTTTAGGTAGTTCCATTACTTACTTCTCCTTACCATACTTCTTATGTTGCTGAGTTTTTGGTGGACTTTTTTTAGATTTGCCCGGTCCAGCCCATAATACTTTGTCGGCCCAATAAGCAGCACTAAGCTTGCCCTTACTAATATTTTTTGCGTGGCGGCTTTTAAAAGATTTACGAGCCGTTGGTGAATAGTTATGTCCATATCCTTTTGCTCCGAAGTGAATAAGCTTAATTGTATCTCCGTCCTTTGCGAGAACCATTCCCTTTTTTTCTGGACGATTAGATCTTTTAGGTTTGTTAAACCCTGCAAATTTAGTACCACGATATTCTATGCCTCCTGATGGCAGACGTTTTACACCGGGATATTTAGAAGATTTACCTGCCATTACTTGACCTTCCTATATTTTCTAACTTTCTTTGCGACAGTCTTAGGCTGCTTAACAAATTGTTTTCCTTGTTTAGTTCCTCTTCTTTTAGCTGCCGAAGTCTTTGAGTATTCTTTTGCGGATAATGCTTTAATCGCTTTCGCTGGTAAGTAACGTTCTCCTGTAGCTTTTGGACCCTGCGTGGATGGCTTACCACTTTTGGTTCTCCACTTTTGTTTTGTCCAAGCTTTTAAACTCCTTTGAGGTTTTTTTAAGTTTGCCATTCAACATTCCTTATTATATCACTGTAATCCTTCATATACAAACCAAATAAATGGTATAAGAAAAGATAAAAAGAATAAAATTAAACCTATAATAGTAGCGTTATATATTAGCTGCTCACGTTCTTGCGCTATTCTAGCAGCTTCTGCCCTTTGTCTTTTTCTAATCTCACCTTGAATACGTATAATTTCTTGCCACGCATTCATACCATATTGGCCTATAATAAAGTTACGTAATTCGTTTTCCATCTGCTCTGCTTTTTTCTTAGCAGCAAATGTTTCTAATGCTTCCTCTTCTACGCTACCAAACCTACGACCCTTTGCAACATTGTGTTCTTTCTTAACATGGTGAATGGCATTCATCCAACGACCCAAATCACCAGCCATTGATTCAACTTCTTTACCTACTTCAAAGCCTTTCTTGATTGCATTGTAGGCAGTCGTTGCTGCGGCTATTGCTGTAATTGGGTCCATAACTACTTTCCTTGTACATTACTTACTTCTACACAAAAACATTTATCGTTTGGATTTTTAAAATTATGTTCAGTTAATGCCATATGACATTTAGAAATCCATTCATGTGTATCATGGACCTTTGTTTTTACCTCTATGTTGTTAGCAGTAATAACACAAAACATTACTACACTAAGATTTGTAACCACCACCAGCTTTCTTATATTCAGTTGCTAGTAGTTGAGCCTTACGAGCAGACCATTGACCCGGTGCGCCGCCTTTATTACCAGCTTTAATCTTTTCAAATAAACGCTTACGCATAGTTGGCTTGGTATAATTACCTGCCTTATTGACAGTAGATTTAGGTTTGCCACCTGTAGAAAGAGATCTTACATTCTTTCTTGTGTAAGATCCCTTTCCTTTTTTAGGCTTAACAATTTTAGGTTTAAATTTTCCATCCTTTAAACCTTTAGCTACAGGATTAGATTTACCTGCAGAGGATAGTGCAATTGCTACCGCTTGCTTTTGAGGTCTGCCTTCTTTCTTTAGCTTTTTAATATTTTTGCTAATTACTTTGGCAGACCTACCTTTTGTCAATGGCATTGTAGATTTCCTTACCGCTTTGGTTTACGAGCCTTACCCCAACCACGCATTTGACGAGCAGGACCACTTTTAATGCTACCACCTTTGCTAAATTCCATAGGTCCAGAAAAAGTGTCTATTAATTTTTTACGTGGTCTTTTACCTCCGGGTTTTCTAGATTTAAAAATTGGAGGTCTTTTTTCAGGTGCAGGATATTTTACACCAGTTGGACCAATTCTAAATTTTCTTTCTCCAGTATATTGAGCATCTTTTTGTGGCGTGTCATATTTAGTTGTGTCATATTTATTTACAGTTGTGGTTTTTGGTTTTTTACCAATCTTACGACCATTACTGTAAGATTTCATTTTACCACCAGTCTTATTGTTTTTAGTTTTTGCAGCATCACGTTTAAAACGAATTGCTTTAGCAGCAGCTAATTCTTTTTTAAGTGCATCCATGCCAAGTTCTTTTAATTTACCTTGAGTACCTGCCATAGCTGCCTTCGCTGCTTCTTTACCTGTACCACCATAATACTTCATCATAACGGCACGTTCTTCTGGACCGCCAACAAAAGTGCTTGCATTAATACCAAAGCCAGTATTAGCACCTTTATTAAAAGATGTTGGAACAGGAACTTTTGGTCTACCTGCTTCTGTATCAGAACCAGATACACGTGATGGTCCCATAGGTGGACCTTGTACTTTTGGTTTTCGTTTAGGCAAAATTGCTTTAGATTTACCCTTATCATCTTTACCAAGTGTACTAATACCTAGCATTGTTCCTGCTGTTACTCCTGCACCTGCTAGTGGTCCATAAGGAAAACCACGTGTACGTGTAGCAGTAGCACTAGGTTTAGCAGTAGCACTAGGTTTAGCAGTAGTTTTAGGTTTAGCTGTAGCACTAGGTTTAGTTGTTGGTTTAGGTTCCATAGTGGGTTTACCTGCACCAGTAGCAGTTTTTGGTTTAGCTGTAGTACTAGATTTTGGTTTAGCTGTAGTACTAGGTTTTGGTTTAGCTGTAGTACTAGGTTTAGTTGTTACTGTTGGTTTAGGTTTTGTAGTTCTAGCTTTATTGCGACCACGACCAATAGTACGTGTTACACCTGCTGCTAAGTCATCTGTTACTGTAGCAACAGGACGTGAAACAGTTTTTATAGCCCCTAAATTTTGATTTGTTACTGTAAGTGGTTTATCTCCTGCTTTAACAGCAGAAGGTTTTACTCTTGTTGCACCAAAATTTTTAATTAAATCATCTGCAATTGATTTAGATGTTTTAATTAACATACCACCTAGTTTAATAAACTGATTCATTGTTTTTTACCTTTCATTGCTTTACCATAACCACGTAAAGCTTTACCGCATCCTCGTGGTGATTTTTTATTTTTTGATACGGAGCCGCCTTCTTTAAATATACCCAAGTTCATTAGCTGTTCTCCTAATCCACCCAAAGCTAATCCAGCATCTGTATAAAGATCTGCCATCATGGGAATTTCAAGAATTGCTCCTGATCCAGCAAGTTTACCCATAAGTCCTTTTTTATTTTTAGATTTCTTTTTTGCCATTATTTCATCGCCTTTCCGTAACCACGTAAAGCTTTACCACAACCACGTGGAGAAGATTTTTTATTTGATTTAATTCTACCGCCTTTATTAAACAACTTACCTGTGCTTGGTATAAATCTAGCAGAAGGTGATGTGTATCTTTGCATAGATGTAGGAGATTTTTCAAATCCACCTTTACCTCTACCTTGTTTCTGTTCAATAATTTTTGTAGCAGACTTTTTAATTTGTCTAATTTTTTGTTTAGCCTGAGTTTTAGTAATCTTTTTATCTTCTAATTGTTTTTGAACCATATCAATTCGTTGACGAATTTCTTTACCAGCTTCTTTTGTTGCTTGTTTAGCATCTACAAAAAAAGCTTTACTTAAAGATTCAGAAGCCTTTTTACGTTTACGAACCTCTTCAAGTGTAGTAGGTTCACCAGAACGCATAGCTTGTTTTAAACGTTGACCAAAGCTAGGTTTTTTAATACGCATTGGTCTAGGATCTGCAACTTTTGTTAAATCAACTTCTTTTGTAACTTTATTTCTCATTGCATTAGTAGCTTTTCCTGTTCCCATTTTTTCAGAAATCATAGAAGCAGGTGGTGAAAACCGTCCAGTTGTTTGAACTTTAGAACCATTTTTTGTTTTAACAATACGAGCCTGTCCACTTTCAATAAGTCTTCTAAGTTCTCTGCGTGAATAATCTTTAAGTTTTTCAGGAAGTTCAATCTTAGAAGGAAGTACAGTATCTGGCCCTTCTTCATATGCACCCTTTGCAACTTGCGGTTGTTGCATTCTTCCAGTATAATCATCTCTTGCACCACGTCTACGTCCTTCAGCAGCTAACTCCTCTTTAGTCATTTGCTTTGGTTGTGGTGGAGTTTTTGTAGGAATACGACTTTCAATTATTTCTTTTGGCTTACGTCTTGCATCAATATCTTTAAGTTCTTTTAAAGTCATATTTTTTAGATCTGCCATTTTTTTAATTCCGTATGCTTGACGGAATTTAGTAAGCAGATTATTACGTTCTTGCTTTTGTTTATCAGTCATTCCTGCAAGTGTTCCACGTGGAGTAGACTTTGCACGAGTTGCTGATGCACTTGTTTTACTTGGTGCAGGTTTTTTAGCAACAGGTGCTTTCTTCTTAGCACGTGTCTGTGAAGCCTTTTGTTGTTTGGTTAAACGTCCACGCTTTGGTGCAGCAGCTTTTTTTGCAACTTTAGGGGCAGCTTTTTTTGCAGCCTCACTAGCACCTTTCTTTAAAATTTTACCACCTACAATTGTAAAAAGTCCCATTAGTTTGCTCCCGGTATAACTGGATTATCTGCACCACCGGGACTTGTAGCAGCTTCCATATCGTCCCTTCTAGTGCGTCTTGCTTGGTTACGTAATGATTCAACTGCTGCTTGATAGCGTTGTTCAAACAGTTGACTTGCTTGGTAGTCTTTCATAAATACCATTGCTTCTACCATAGACGCATTAAACAAAGCATCATAACAATAGTCAGAAAAATAATTATTAGGTGTTGCTGATGTAAGAGCAACTGGTTTAGCTACATATGCAATTTCACCATTCAATGTAGATACAGGTGTAGGAGCAATAATAACTGTAGTATTATCACGTCTACCATAATATACTGGTGTACCTGTGCTTGCGCTTACAGGCCAGTAATCTTTAATGTACTCATCAGTACGTTGTAATAGGTGAATACGTGTTGGATCAGTTGTACTTGTTGCAGAAGTAGTAATATTAAAATTCTTTACTATACGTGTACCTGATACTAAAGTAATACGATTGTTATCTGCAGATACAGCGACTGACGTATAAGTTACAAGACCATAGTCGTCTAGTACCCTTGTCAGACGTTCCTCTGCTCGATTTACAATTTTTGGAATATATGCTAAGAACTCTGCGCCATCATTTTCAGTAGCACCGATTAAGTCCTCAACCAGATAAGTATAATTAGCCATAATAAATTGTCACAGTAGCTGCTGATGTAGGAGCAGAAACTTTTACAGAACCGACCATGCGAACACCAAAGTCTGGGATCATTACGTCACCTGCATCGTTTGCAGTTGTTCCTACAAATTTAATATTGCTTCCACGTGCATTACCATACTCATCGGTTTCAGAACCTGTAATGGTAAATGTACCAACGCCTGAAAATGTTAGACCTTTAATACGAGTATTTGAAATTGTTGTGCTTGTAATTGAATCTACAAATGCACCACTGCCTACTTGATGAGCAGTTCTAATATTACTTGCCATATCACGTCACCTATATTTGTTAATTAGTTAGTTGTGGTTCGTTACCTATATTATACACAAAAAAGGAGAAGGATCAAAGACCCTTCCCCTACTTTTTTCAGATTAATTTAAATTAACCTTATGCACCGTCTGAGCCGTAGAACCCACGCCAGTCTGACCAACCGAAGCTGTAACGTTCACGAGCCTTAAACCGCAGGTTGCCAGTATCGAAATCTGGTTCCATTTTGGTTTGAAGCGGCGCACGTACAAACATCTTTGTACCGTTTGGACAATCAGTTTTGATAAACCAAGCGTCAGTGTCTGTGAAGCGGCGGTTTACGTAGAAGCCACCGGGAACCAGACCCTGATTACGGATTGAGTTGATGTCATTAACTTGCGTGATACCATCTGTACCGAAGGTAGCAGTAGCAGTTGACAGTGTGCTGTTCAGGATCTGATCAGCAGTAAATGCGAGGTCTGATGGAATGTGCAAAGACTTAGCTTGCAGACCAATCAGAATACCACGGTCATCTTTTGCTTTTGAGATCTGAATCAGTGCAGCTTCCAAAGATGATTCTGCAAGATCAGAAGCACCAATGTAGTTTGACTGATTACCAGCAGAAGCTGTTGGGTGAGAAGCAGAGAACAGTGCTACGCCATCGCCACCAACGTAAGCTGCGCTGAAGCCGTTGTTAAATACGTCAGCAGCTTTAACTTGCTTGGTGTTCGCCATAGCACGTGCCAAACCTCTTGCACGAAGTTTTGCAAATGTGTCATAGAGGTTATCTTCCATAGCCTCTTCTGTCACTGCAAATGCAAGTGCAATGGTTTCATGTGTATAGCGTGAAGTGTAGCTTTCCTGTGCATCGTCATAAGTAACGGCTGAACCTTCACCTTTAACAGGTGCAGTACCGAAACCTGTGAACAATACTTCTTCTTCAAACGCACGATCTGAATTTTCAGTTTCAAAAAGCGGTGCGTGTTCGTCAGCAACTTCCCCATATTCCATACCGAATACGGCATTAAGACCGGGGAGAAGCTCTTTTGCAATACTTGCTCTATTAATAGCCATTCTTTAATCTCCCTTATTAACCTAATAGGTATGCAGTAATGGTTGCAGGGGCAGAAACAGCAGCAGTCAAGAAGTTATCTGTATGCTGAATGAGTTGTACATTCAACTTCAAATAAGCGTTCTCAGCAGCTACAGCCACATCGTTGCCCGGTTCATCAACTGAATCCAATGTGCGACACATTGCGATACCAGTTGTACGAGTTGCAGCCTCTACACCGTGACCAGACATACCAGTAAAGGTTGAGCCTGTTCCAAGTGTTACAGCAAAGTTTTGTGAGCCGTGTAGGTCACCAGCAGTTACAGATGCATCTGCTTGTACTTCAAACACGGTACGTGAATCGTCAGCAACGATAGCTACAGCATTAGTAGCTGATGTTCCAGAAGGCCAGTACTTGCTGAACTTCTGCTCACCGTTAGCTTCGTAACGGCAACCCATAAATACGCCCTGAACGATTTCAGTTACTGTCGTAATAACTTCCAAATTCCCTGCATTGATACGGACAAGATCGCCTGTAAAAATATTAGCAGCGTAGGCTGAAGCAATAGGATACTCATTAGTACCTGTGCTGTTTGAGCCACTACCACGTTTACGAGAAGGTCGGAAGCCTGACAATGCTTTAGTTGCAGTCATTTTATTTCTCCCTTTTTAAAATTGCACACCAAGAAAAAAGTTCCGACCATTAGTTTCAATTAATCTTGAAATCTAGGTGATCGACCCCTTGTAACTTGGGTCTTACTATTATTACGAATTGGCATTCTTGAATCACTTGAGTTCATAAGTTGAGCATTAACAGCTTCAACCATTTCACGACTTTGATTCTCAAAATACCTTTGTCGGCTTTTAGCTTTTGCTAAAGGTATTTTAGCCAAGGCCAAATCTCCACGACAGATTGTACCTTCATACCGACCACTGTCCTTCACGATGGACGAATGCATTAGTTCGGGAACTTCATCTACAGAAACAAACTGCCAACCTTCTTGGAGTTTCTTTCCGATATTTTTGTAATCGTCTTGACCACGGCTAGTAATGCGGATCCAACGTAACTTTAAACCTTGATCAGCAAAACGATTTTCTACATCCTCTGGAATATCTAATAGATTTGGTTCTCTATATTCGTATTCCATTTCCCTAGAATTAAGTTCACGAGACTCTGCACTACGTGATGTTGTTGTATTACGTGCCATTTTAGTTTACCTCCACGCTATTAATTACCATAAACAGAAGTGTACTCACCATCGGATCGTTCCACTTTTAGTTTTTCTGCGGCGTATTGTTCAAGTGGTATACCCCATTTTTCAGCAAGACGAATATCTTCTTTTGAAAGTTTTACTTTCTTGCTATTAGATGAAGAGGTTGAAGTGCGTGATGCTCCACCAACCACTTGAGCAGGTGATGACGTTTCCTGCGTCCGTTGTGTTACAGGTGCTTCACCAAAACGTTCTGGAAATCGTTGCCGAAGTCTAGAATCAATCTCTTGGTAAAAATCTGTATCTGAAGGATCAAAGCCTTCTCCTTTTAGTTCATTGTCAATTTCCAATGCTAATGTAGTCATTACGGAATCTTGACCAAACCAAGGATTTCTACCTGCCCATTCAACTGCCAAACGATCATACTGTGCGGCTTCTTGTTGAATAGATCTTTCAGTTTGTTGAACAGCTTGCTGCTGAGACATTGTAAACTGCTGTTTATTTATCTGAAGCATTGATGCATCGTTTTGCGCCCGACTTAAATGTTCCTGCGCTTCTACAATGCGGTCCGTATCACCTGATTCCAAAGCTTGACGATAAGCTTGTTTAGCAATATCAATACGGTTATTAATGCTTGCTTCTGATGTTTCAAAATTCTTTTCAACAGAAGTTTCAATTTCTTTTTGCTTATTCTTTAATTGATCTTCAAGTTCTTTTTGACGAGCAATTAATTCAGCAATTTGTTCTTCACGTTCTTTTTTCTGACGTACTAATTGACGAATACGCTTTTGTGCGCCAGACTGTTGTTGTTCTTCCTGATCAGGCTTCTGATCTTCTACAGCTTCTGCTTGTGCTTCAGCTACCCTTTCTTGTTGAGTTTCAACTTCTGGTTGTTCTTCTTCACCTTCAATTTCAAACTCTACACGTTCTTCCTCTTTTTCGGCTTTGGAAGTATCTACCGTTGTCCAGTCATTATCTGACATTTATATTTCTCCTTTAACGTCATTTGCGAAGCTGACGAGTTACGCAATTGTTTTTATAATACAAGATAAGTTAGATATATACAATAGCTATCCAAAGAAAATCTTAGGTTTATTGCGTTTATTTAACCTTTTCTTGTGTCTTCCCGGCCTACGCTTCTTAGGTTTGCCATAAGAAGCTACCGCCAATGTATATGTTTTTGCCATTAGTGTGACAAATTATAGGTTGGGTCTAGTTCTTTTGGATCTTCAACAACCATAGAAATCTGGTCATCAAACAAAAGAATAAGACGAATACCTTTATAAAAGAACTTATGACCAGTATGTTTACCATAACATACATAATCTCCTTCGGAACACCATGCCCCATTGGGAAACTTGCTTGTATCTTGATAAGCACAGTCACCAACTTTAAGAACTTTACCTACCGTTGTAAGATAAGCAATGTCATTCTTTGTTGAATCAGGTAGAATAATACCACCTTTAGTTTGTTCTTTTACAGAAACAGGACGTACCAAAATGTGGTAGCCCGGAATGTGTGGCAACACGGATGGATCTGGTGCATCACCTGCTGTAATCCATTCGTCATTCTTAATTGAATTGCCCATTGATACTGCTTGCATTTTTACTCCTCATCGTCTTCATATATCATTGTGTTTACTATATGCTTGATTTCTTCTCTGGCCCATTCTATGCCAGCGATTCTACCAACTGCATTTGTATACGAATGATAATCTGAAGCTGATCCAGATGCAAGCGAATTTTTTAAAGACTGCATTTCTTTTTGCAGTACACGATCTATTTCTTCCCAAAGCATTTAAATAGCCTTTGGCTCATAGTTATATGGATTACGTTCTATACTACCACCTGATTTAAATTTTTCAATTTGGCCTACACCTTTAGAAAAAGAAGGTACAGCATCTACTTCAATATAATCATATAAAGGATGTGTTCTGCTTCCTACTTTAATTTCTGCTACTATATTTCCTAGTCTAATATCTCCAACAGTTGCAGGACGTAAATTAGGTTGTTGTACTTCTTCTTTAATTTCACCAGATTTTAATTTTCTATTAACTTTGTCTGTCATTTTTTTCATATTCACAGGACCAACAAATTGTGTATCTAAAGTATAATAGTGTTGTCCTCTTACTGGCTGAACAGCAACAATAGGGTGGTCTAGTAATCTTTTTTCATTATTTACCATAACAAAAAATCTACCCGGTTGTAAAAGATTAGTATTTATTTCTTTTCCTGTAGAACCAGTATTTTGTTTATAATTTTTTTTCATATCTTCAATGCTTAAATTTTCAGAAAGTGTGTTAGCCCTAGCTACAGTTTTATTTTGTGTTGGAGTATTAGGTAATCTTTCACTACTTTTTTTAAACGAAGTGCGAGGACTAATAAAAAGATTTTCAAAAGTTTCATTAGATACATCAGTAGGTTTACCTTTACCCATCATAATGTAATTACCAAAATCTAAATCAAGTTCTATCCCTGCTTTAGATAAACTTTCTGACATTTCTTTTTTATAGTCACGTTTTGTAGGATCAAAAAATCTACCGGGGGCTGGCATAATAGAAGCAGCTTCAGGAAACTTTTCTGTATCCATTGCTCGTTTCATGCGTGGAGAAAGTGATTCTTCCACACTTTCTTCCATACGCATAATAGGTTCATTTTCAGGAACAAACTTCTTTGCTGAACCACGTCCAGTAGTTTTAATTGGTGTGGCAAACTCTTTTAGTCCAGACCTTGCCGCAAGCTTTAATACTTGTTGTAAACCGCCAGCCATAATCTATGCCTTTCCCTTTTTAGCATCTGCTAGTAACTTGGTAATCATGTCTGCCGCTTTAAGCGTTTCGGAGTTTTTGATGTTGTCTTCTTGTTTGATAAGGTCTGCGAGGATTTCGACAGCCTTGATAGCCGTTTTTGTATTTCGATCTTTCTCTTTTTCATCAGACTTCAGAGTATTCTCTGCTCCCACTTTATAAGCATCAAGCGCAATCTTCTGTTCTTTTAGATCAAGGTCACGGTTCTTCAACGCACCTTCAGAAGCTTCTTTTGCAAGTTGCGCCTGAATCTTTTGTTTTTCAATTTCAAGACGTTGTGCTTCAATAGCAACCATTTGTTGTTCTGGACCACCTCCTTGTTGTGCTGCAGCCATGTTAGCTTGCATGACTTGTTGTGCAGCAGCAGCCATTACTTGTTCGATTACTTGTGGATTCTGTGCATTAGGATCACCTTGCGGTGCTTCTGCCATCATTTGACGTGTTAGACCATTAACTTGCTCCTCATACTTCATTACAATATGTTCTTGAATATTTGCTTGCAATACAGGTGCAATACGTTGCATCATAGGATTACCACCATTAGCAGGATCTTGTAAGAACATTGTCTTAACTTGAATATGTGCATCATGGTTTTGTCCAGCAAATGCTTTAATAGGCAAGCCTTTAGTTGCAGCTTCAATATCCGTAACAGGATCAAGAGGCTGTGGTTCAGGCTTCTTAGGTAGAATGCGATCTAGATTAGGAATATTAGCCGCATTCAACAAAGTACGGTTTAGTTCTTCCATATTAAACATTCCCGGTGGGGCTGTCTGTGCCATTTGTACAGCCATCTGCGTCATCATAAGTCGGTGTGCAGAAGAAGGAATGTTTGGATCTGATACAGGCAAGACATCTACACGACCATCAAAGTCGTATTTGAAAATCTTTTCTGTAACACCGGGGACATCGTAGGGGTATTCGTCTGGCAAACTTTCGTAATCGATACGTGCCAAAATTTTAAATTCATCTTTTTGTGACTTGTGCAAACGCTTATGGATAGCACTAAAGAACTTACTAGAAGCTTCAAGCAGTGCCATGGTTGTACCTACAGGCCCATAGTTAGAACCTTCACTGATTACTTGCTCAGTGGTATCTGCAAACTTTTGTCCTGCTGCCGCTACAAACTGTAGCATCTGGAACAAAGTTCCTGATGGTTCTTTATATGGTAGTGGTACAATAGACTTTGTAAGATCCATACCAGTTGCTTCAACTTCTTTAAACTCGCCGGGAGCAACAGGATCATTATCACCTACAATACGTACACCTTTTGCCTTAAAGCCACCGGGCAAGTTAGCAAACTGACCAGCATCGATAAGGTTACGCATAGCTGCCGTAGCAGACATAGTAAGGTTACCAAGGAAGTGAATAAGACCAAGACCATAGAACCCAAAGCCCGGTACAAAACGATAATGAGTAAAGAACATTTTCTTTTGTTTTGTTTCGTCTTCTGGGTCCCAGTTGCGGCGAATAGAAAGAACTTGACGTGAACTTTCTTCAATAGTTACAATGTAAGGACAAGCCACACCTTCTTCTTCAATGTCCAGATAGCAATGCTGTTCAAGAAGAACATATTGCATATCACTATCTGAAGAAGGTGACAGTCCTAGAACTGTATCCATTTTTTCTGTAAGAGCAGATTGTTCTGGTAAATAAGGATCGGGAAGATCATTATCCAGATACATACCTGCATTAATTTGACGTGACAGTTCTACAGGGCTGCGATACAACACATGGGTATATCGATCAGCACGGCGTAGATCTGTAGCATAATAAGACACATAGAACTGGTCAATGGGTACAAACTCACTGACAGGACGATCTACAGATGCATCAAAGTAAATCTTTTTAAAAGCTGAACCAATCAAGGGCAGGTGAAATAGCATACGTTCAAACTCGTCAAAGTATTCAGGCATCTGTTCAGTCAACTGGTAATTCATAAAGTTGCGAACACGGTTAGCCTGACGCTGACGGTCTTCCGTAATATCACCGAGAACTTGGGTCTTTACAGGCCCGGAAGCAGGGAATAGTTCTTGACTTGCCCTTGATTGGAACTTGACTGCTGATTCGATCAGCAATGGGTGTACAGCAGTTGCTGCGCCTTCAAACGGTTCTGTGGTTTCCTGTAGTTTGAGGCCAAGCAAATCAAAGCCACGTTCAAACATGGATTCCCATTCAGAACGTGAACTTTTGTCTGCTTCATAATTATCGTAGATTTCTTGACCGATAGAAGAAAGGATATCTTCATCTAGTTCTTCAGCTAGGTTAGCATAGAAGTCTGAATCATCTAAACTAAAATCTACTTCAACAACATTATCGTCTGAAGTAAATTCAACTTCTATTTCACCTGTATCTGGATCGACTTCAAAATTAACATTTGAGTCCATATTTGTTTCAAAGTCCACATTAATAATATTATCTGTTGGAATTTGATCGTTTGGATTTTTTTCTGTAGCCATAGTTTTCCCTGCTTATAAAGTTAATATTCAACTATCCCTATATTATATACTCAAGTTCTCCAATATGCAACACGCTTTTGTCTTCTATAATTAACATCGTCTTCCCAATCAGGATCTTCTGGATGTCTAAGGTTCCAGCTATCTTTCATATAATGAATAGCCATAGTCATACAGTCAACTTGGTCATCATGTGCGCCATTCGGAAATGACATACATTCTGAAAACAAATCATCTGCCCATACCCTATCATTAGGTAACCATACACGTCCTGCTTCCATCATTGGTGTAGATGCGTATACACGTGCCACCTTGTCCCTGTCTGGAAGATAGTCAAGTACAGGAAGACCTGCCCTACGCATATCCTGCAGCAAGGACTGACCCGAAGCTTTCTTTTCTATAATACAAATATCTGGTCTGTACTGTGCGTATAGTTCCTGTGCCAGCCTACGAAGTTCAGGATATTCAAATCTTCCTCTTACATTTCCTAATAGAATAAGATTAGAAGTAACATATTCACCACCATATCCGTCTTCTTCATAGTTATTAAAGATACCCCAAGTCTGAATTACACTATAGTCAGCCGTTCTACTTGTACTAAATGCTGTATCATATGTCTGAATAATAAAGTCACAGCTTGGTGGATCTTCATAATCCCACCACTTAAACCATTTCTTTTTAATAATACCACCATCATCAGGACTTGGATCTTGCATATACAAAGCATTCCAGTATCTACTACCATTAGATGCACGTATTTCCTGCTCATCCAGTTTTAGTATTTCATCTGATTTCCATTCTGGAAAGTATGAAGTTCCTACTGGTAAACCAAGTAACTCTGCTGCTGGCTCATCTAACCATGCAGGTATAGATATAACTTCCCAAGGATACTTGGATTCTTCTACTGCTGATTCCTGCTTTAACAACCATCCACACAGGTCATCATAGTGATATCGTGTGTTGATAATAATGATGGCTCCATTGGGCATGATACGTGTACGTAAACCTGCAGGATACCATTCCTTAATATATCTACGTCCTGCTTCACTGAAGCTGTCTTCTTCAGACATCACGTCATCAAGTAATGCTACGTGTGCGCCACGACCTGCCACCTGACTACGTACACCTGCTGCATAGTAAGAACCATTCTTATTCGTCTTCCACTTACCTGCTGCCTTTACGTCACTGCGAAGGGACACACCACGAAAGATCCTTTGAAACTTCTCTGTGTTTACTATATCTCTTACCGATCTACCAAAGTCACTGGCAAGCTGATCACTGTGTGATACCGACATAATCTCGTGATTAGCATAGTTTCCTATGTACCATGCAGGGAATAGCTTGCTGCATATAAGTGATTTAGATGAACGTGGTGGCAGAAAGACCATAAGTCTTTTTACATTTCCTTCTACCACACCTTGTAACTTTGAACATAGTAGTTCAATATGCCTACCCATTTCAAAGTCAGACACAAGTGTAGGCGCAAATAACTTTACAAATGTCAAAAAGTCGTCACGTGCTGCTTTATGTATATACTTATTCATAGAATCTTTTAAATTAATATAAGACCCCATACCAGATAGTTCTGGTAATACTCCTGTATCATGTGTATCTAACATTTATGCTGCTGTACCTTTTTCTATATTACACTGTACTTCTAAAGTTACTACTGGTGGTGTGCTTTCTTCAGACACAAAGTCCTGCATCATTTCTGCACTACGTGCCATACATTCTACCTGTGTTTTGTAAGGCCCACGTTTATCATGCAATTCTACACATTCTGTGTTGATCATGCAAACTATAATTATTGCTTTGTACATTTTTTATTCCTTTCTTGATTTTTTTATTGTAACACACTTGCATAAGTTTTGAAAATATGTTATTTTACTACTAAGTTTCCAAAGGTAAATACCTACCCGACACAGCAACACACATAGTTATATAGTTAAGTGAAGTTCGTATAAGTTAATTAAACTTGTACGAACTTTTTTTATAACCTTTTCCTACCAACTAATTAGCCCCGATGAAAGTCCCTTTAATTTTTTTAAATATATGTCAGGGTCATATATATAATATATATAAACCTGCATTTTTTTGGTGGGGGTTCTGAACAAATCTTTATAGATTTGTCAGAAAATTGACAAAGAATCCTTTTCTGTCAAGGAATTGACAGCAGATTGGCAAAGATTAACTAGTTTTTGGTTAGTTTTCATAGACAAGATCAAGATAATGTCAAAAACATGACATAGCCAAAGGCTATCCAGTCTTTCCAAATCCCCATGGTATCCATCCCCAAATCACTGAAAACAATAGATTATTTAATTCATAACAAAGTTATGAATAAATTAAATAATCTATTGAATTGGCAAAACCAGATCATCATTCCGTCAGATCTTTGACAAGCTTTTGACGATCCGTGATGATCGTTTTGATGATCGATTTGTTGTGTTTTCACCCGGCAAATCATCATCGAAAAAATCGTTTGACAACCAAAAATAAAACCCCTATTTAATTCATACGAAGTATGAATAAATTAAATAGGGGTTTTAAATTGCCGAAAAAATTTATTCAATCAATCATGTTTGCGAAAGGACACAACGACATGAGTAACTATGAATGGCCACACGGATTACAGCCAATATCAAATAAATCCGTACAATTGCATAAAACCGAAATGGGAAAACAAATGAAAAATTCAGGATATCAATTGATCAAATACGCAATCAATCATATGGGTTTTGAAGTATCTGTTCAGGATCCGGAAGATTGCGATAACGTTTTTTATCGTGGCAAAAGCATTGCCAAAGCTTGGGATGAAGCGCAATGCATGGATTGGATAGCGTTGGAATTTTACCATATCGATCCGATATCCGGCGAAGAAACCTATGCTGGCTGGGCAAGCCTGATACATGGCAATTCA